TATCTATAACTGGGCTTGTTAAAGTTTTGTTTGTTAATGTTTGAGTTGCTGTTAATTGTACAATATTACTATTAGTAATAGATGTAATTTTGGTAGCATTACCTACAGTTAAGTTTGCAGCCGTACCTGTTACATTAGTCATCACACCACTTGCTGGTGTTCCTAATGCTGGCGTAGTTAAAGTAGGTGCTGTTAAAGTTTTGTTAGTAAGAGTCTGTGTTCCTGTAAGAGTAGTAACAGTGGAGTCTATAGCAATATCATTTGCATTAGCAGTAATACCTGTACCACCAACTACATTCAAAGTAACTTCGCCTACAAGACCACCACCTGTTAATCCAGCTCCAGCTATAACCTCTCTAATAACACCTGTTTCATCTGTTTCTCTTGAAAGCTTTGGTATAGCTTCAATAAATTCTTGTTGGTAAACAACACCATTTCTTTTTTCTTGTTTTATTAATTTACCGTCTTCAAGAAATGATACTGGCTCTCCATCTTTTAATGTGTTTTTAGATGGTCTTTGTCTAAAGAAAGAGTCAGGATTAGTGACTTTATGATTACCTGATTTAGGCATTATGAAGGTCTCTTATTAGTTGGTCTATAATCTATATTTATATCATTAATTTCTATTTTAGCACCAGAAGTTCCACCACCATCAGAAGAAATTAACTCAAAAGCCATAGATTCACAATTTCTATCTCCACTTGCTATAGTAAATTCTAATACTTTATAGTTTGCAGAATTAATTTGTTGAGCTGCTAAAGAACCAGTATGAGTAGAAGATTTTCCATCGTTATAATATTTTAAAGCTAGGTTTGTGTTTTCTCCATTGTCTCTACAAGTAATAAACACCCTTTTTACTTTTTTTACAAACCCTGGGTTACCAAAATCTAAATCTTTTGTCTTTACTGTTATTGTATTTGTACCTAGGTCTAATAGCTCATATTTCTTTACGGTAACATCTTCACCAGTACTGTCGGCGTGAGCATTTTCTGTAAACTCATAAGCATATATACCATCAGATGTTTCTACAAAGTTTGATTGAACTGTTGCTCCTCTATTTAATATACTCCAAGCTTTTTTTGCAAAATCATATACATATATATTTTTTGCACTTGTAGAAAATAGATTTAACGAAACATATAATTGTTTATACTTTTGATTGTATGCAATAGATGCATTATTAAAAATGACTCCTGCTGAACCATCAGATGAAGCTACTCCAGTTGCAATGGCTGTTATCCATTCTGCGTCAGATAGATTTTCTGTAATCTCTCTTGGAGAAGATTGACCGTCAAATAAAAATATCCCATCTGTATTTGCCCAACAAATACCATAAGGTGTTTTGCATACTACTTCTTTTTTATCGCATCCATGACCGTCATATTCTGCTTCTAAGTACCATCCAGCGTCAGAGGTAGATGATATATTAATTACATATATTTTTGATTTTTTAAACGCTATAATTCTATTACCAAACGATTCTATTGCTCTAAATGAGTCTCCATCGTTTATTCCTATATCTAGATAATAAGAATCAGGAAATGTATTAAATCTATTTACTGGACTATAGTATATTCTATCATCAAATACTTTACTTTCTTTTGCAACATTACAGGTCCAAGCTCTTCTTTGAGCTATGCATGCATCAATATATCCATCTACATCTATACTTTTTTCTGTGTGAGAAAATCCATTAATACTGTCGTATGTATCTAAAGAAGGGGATTCTATTGCTATTCCAGTAATTTCTTTTGTTCCAGAGCTTTTATATGTTCCAGAACCTCCCCACGCAGTAAAGTCATCAAATAAATTTGTTCTTAAACCTCTTTCATAATCAGCATCTAAAAATAAATTCCATCTTTCATTCTTGTCTTTTCTTCTAATATAAATTCTAAAACCTTTTTCTTTTTCTCTAAATGCATTTGCAACGTTGATTTTTACTCCAACTGCTGTAAAAAAGTGACCAGCTGATAAACTTGCTGCACTAGGTGCACTTGACCAAATATGTGGTAGCGTTTCATCGTCTGTTAAATCTACGTAAGTGTAAGACCATTCATAAGCTCCTGCTTCCCATGCACCACCACCAGAACTACTTTCTATATCATAAATCATTTCAAATTCACCATCTACATTTAATGTTGCTGAGAAAGCATCAGCATCTGCAATATTGGCATTAGCGTCTGCAGTTGTTCCTAAAGTTGCTGCACCACTTAACCATTTTAAAGTAGACACTCCAAATCTATTAGTATCTAAAAATCTTAAAGACTGTCTTGCAGCATAAGATATGTCAAAAGCATTTGTATGACTTTCATCTGCTACATATAATACTCCATCAACATAGTAGTATATAGGTTTATGAATTCCTGAAATTTTATTGTTTACAGTTCTTGTAAAATTTCCAGTAGTACCAAAACTTCTTGTTAAATATGTTATTTCAGGTGCTGTAGATATAGTTTCATGCAATGTTATTACCTCTTTAGGTGAACCTTGCCATGCTCCTCTAGCACCACTTGTTGCGTTTAAATCATACTGTGTATTAAAATGAAAAGCTGTATTTACAAAATTCCTTACTTCTATATCATCTATTGCACCAGTAGCACCTACACTTGCTGATTTTGCTGTTGCACTAGAAGAAGAATATATTATTCCAGGAGTAGAAAATACAGCGTTAGATGTAGATTGAACTTGATTAGGTGCAATATCTCTTGGAGAAGACTTAGTATTCAGCCCTCCACTAAAGTCATTGAGCTGTAGTGATTGCCTTGGCATTATGCAGACCTTTTAACTTTTTCAAAGCTACGCATTCCCCCAAGACCTAATAATCCCATCAAAACAGTCATTAAAGTGCTCATGTCAAATTCTGGAAGTACTAACGTATATCCTGCTGCAGTTAACCCAAATGCTAACATAGGCTGTAACACAAAATGATAACCTAATGCAAATGAACAAATCCATCCCACACTTGGTCTCCAGCCACTCTTAAAGAAACTAGTAGAACCAGCTTCTATTTTATTAACCTCTATTTGTGCTTTGTTAATTTCCATAATTAACTGAGCTTTTTCTTCTTTGTCTAAAGTAAACTTGTCTACATGACCAGCTACTTTATCAATTATATTGCCTATCATATTTAACTTAGGCATATTCCACATCCACAATCACAATTCATACTATTTCCTTTTCTTTCTTTTTTTAGGTTTTTTATACATATTAACATTTCCATCTTCTACGTGCTTGTCTAATCCTTGAATTAGGATTATTTCTAGTCTTTGCAGAACTTCTTTTTAGTTGTCCTAAAGACCTTGCACAATAAGATTTTCTTCTTTTAGCTGCCTTGCTACCTTTTTTTACTTTACCAGTAACAGCAGTTTTTAATTTACTACCTGGGTTTGCTTTCCTATAAGCCCTAACTCCTTTAGCAGTCATTCCTGCTCCGTCTTTAGTCTTCCTGTAGTTAGCTCCTTTACCTTTAGTAGTCTTACGTATAGCTTTTTTTGCTTTTCTAGCCACTATTTCTTTTTCTTTCTTTTCTTAGCTGTCTTCTTAGCTCTTTTAAAATTAGCGTTTGTTGGAGCACCTTTACTACCAGGCTTTCTCATTCTTTCTCCTGAGCCAGCTTTAATTCTCTTACGCTTAGCGTGTATGTTTGCATACAAGCCTTTCTTTTTTTTCTTTATTTTTTTCTTAGCCATTAGTATATCAACCAATTCAGTCCAACCTTAGATTCATAAGATTGTACATCGTACATTGACAAAAATCTACCTTCTAAAAATACTCCAAACTTTTTAGTTAACTTCCAGCCATACACTAAACCTAAGTCATAGTCCATACCATTGTCTACTACATCATAGTTAAATGAATAGTCAGACATGCCTTTAGTTACTGGGTAAGCTGTAACCCACATGTGCAACCAGTTCTTAGGTGTGTATTTGTAATAGTCTGCACCTACTGATAAACTTAGTTCGTTTTGATACCCTAAGTCTTTTGCATATTCTTCATTATATTGTTTTACAATTTCTCCATATACTTGTTTATAGAATTGGTCATCTGTGTTAGCCACAAGGTTTCCTTCTGCATCATACCATTTGAAATCAAAGTAACTATAACCATATTGTGTAAATTGCTCTGTAAACTCATCTGAATAACCATAAAAATAAGCAAAATCCCAGAATGGTGTAAACTCATCTGTGTTAATACCTTGTTCAGCCCACCATAAATCAATAGGTCTAAAATCTAAATATGCTGGATGCATTCTACCAGCAACACCTAATGATAAAGCAAGATTACCTATATCTTTTTTGTAACGCATATCTAAGGCTGCGAACTCTACGTCTTCTAAGCCCCTTGAATCGTAATTGGCTTTCACCAAAAAACTCTTTCCCATATAACGTAACATATATTGTTCGTTTACAAACTCTTCTTCAAACTCTTTATGGTCAGAGTATTGTATTACATACTCCCAGCCAGTAGGTACATTACCAATAGCAACACTTTCATTAATAGGTGCTTCATCTCCTGTGTACCAAACTTCTGGTTTGTTTTCATATCCAAACCTTGCTAACTTTCTTATACCAAAGGTCATAATACTATGGTCATCTAGTTCTTCTTGTAACTCTTGTAGTTGTCCACCAGATACTTGATATTGTAGTTCTTTAGTTACAGGACTGCTAAAGCTATAAGCACCATATATAGTACTAAACTTAAAAAAGTCTTGTGCTGCTAAAGTTCCTAATAACAACGAACCATAAAATAACTTTTTAAACCATCTTGCTAAATATATCATTGAAACTTCCTTAGTTGTATTTCATCAATTTCATCTTTGATTGCCTTGATGATTTTATTTTTATCTAAATTGAAACTTAATCCAGCTTCAAATCTTTTTACTTCTTTACCATATTCAAACATAATTATTGTTGGTACAGAAACTATCTTCCATTCATCTGTAATAATTGCACCATATTCTTTGTCGTCTATACTTGCATTAAACCATACGCAATTATTTAAACCATTTAAATCTAATGATGCTTTAAAGTTCCAATCTGCATTTACTTGGACTATAACGCATTCATCTTGACTCAATAATTGAATCTGTTGTAAATCTTTTAAACTACTTTGAGCATATAAAGGCGATAACGATAAACAGATACCAACCAAATATGTAATACCAGATAACCAATTCATCTCTGTACCTCACTTTTGCATTAACATACGCTCAATGTTTTTAACATCTGTACGCATTTCTTTTTGTTCTTCTTTAATCTCTTGTACATCTTTTTCAGTTTCAATGATTGTATTTCTAATCATCTGGTCCTTTAAGTCATACTCTGTTCTACCTATTGGTGGCTCAGGTAATTCTTTTGCTTCTTTAATATCTGCTTGTAGTGTAAACCACATACCTACTACTAAGACTAACGTAGTTGCTAATGATATTAATGTTTCTATACTAAATGTAAATTTACTGTCTTTGCTAACTTCCATTGCTGTCTCCTTATCGCATGTCAGACGGAACTATACCTCTAGTTCCCCCTACCTTATCATTTTTCTTCATTCCAAATTTTCTTAATGCTTCTCTGTAAGAAGCTAATGACTGTTGTGCTGCAGCCATTCTAATCTGTGCTATCTGTGGATTGTCTTCTCTTGAAGCTGCATCCATTAAAGCTTTTGCTTTCACATACTCAATTAATGCTGGCTGTAATACATTATCAACATCTATCGTTCCTGTAATGCTTGTAAGTTTGTCTGGTTCTGCATGGTATGAAATAATTAATCCACCAGTTACTGTGTTTCCAGAACCTAATTGAACAGGTTTTAACTTACCTTCGCTTGTTTCCGTAGTATTAACATCTCCTTCTGATGTAGCTATAGCAAGTCTATCGCCTTCTATCCACCAAACAAATGTTTTTGAAGGGTCTTTATACGGACTGTCTACTGCTGCCATTATACCTCCGTCCAAGCAGTGTTTGTCTTAGTATCAGCACTTGCTTCATTGTAAAATTGTTTTATTTGTCCAGGAGTCAATCTAGGAATCATTATATACTCTCCATCAGAGTTTTCTATAACACATCTAAATACTTTATTAATTGTAACAGACTCATCATCATCTAATGCATACCATAGTTGATTATGCTTTAAATCAGTTTTAGCGTTTTCCATTTTTTGTTGATGCATTCCCATATCAATCAATGCTTCATTAATTAAGTTTAATACATAGTTTTCTGATAC